GAGCGCTTTAAGTTCAACGTAAAAACTGACCTTTTAGAAGTTGTAAAGAGTTTACGTAAGCGTCACGTACCTGTCTTTGAAGACGGCTACTACAGATGTATCGCTGACCCTTCATTCATGAAGGATCTACGTGCTGACCAAGGCTTCCGTGAAGTTGCTCGTTACCCTGGAATGCCTGGACAAGGTTCTCCTCTTATGGGTGCTGGACAACCTAACCAAGCTATCTACGCTGGTGGTCAATTTGGCCAAGCCCAGTTTGTAGCTGGAGAGCCAGTCATGCCAAGCGGTTTCGTCTTTGAAGGAGTAAGATTCTTTGAGTCTACAAACTTCCCTGCTAAGTCTATTACCGCTGATATCGGTGATGGAAATGGTGCAGGTTCCAAAACAACTCCTGCAGGTCTGTTCTTCGGACCACAGGCTATCGGTGTAGGTATTGGTGGACCTAATGCTCAAGTGTTAATTAATAACAACGACGATTTCAGCAGATTTATCATTCTCATATGGCAACTCTATGCTGGTTTCGCGAACTTGAACAAGGACTTCATCACAACAGCCTTCACAGTAGCGGAGTAAGGAGGTATAACTAATGGCAACTTACAAATCTTCTGCTGGTGCTATTCTCCAGCCTGGTAACCAGATCCATCGCTTATCCTCATTTAATGATGAAGGTGTATTCGGATGGCCTGGGGTTGAAGCATATGAGCTAATTGGCTATGCAAAGGTAACAAACCTTACAGCTGCTAAGGCTTCTAATAAGAGCTTCGACTTAATTGTTCCTTCACCAGATCGTCGTACAGATGATCGTGTACGTAATGATCGTACAAGCCTCGTAGTAAAAGGAAGCGCAGAGCGTCCTGCTTATATCTACGGTGCTTCTATTGCTGTTGCACAAGATGTTCCATCTGCTGCACAGGACAGAGCAGGTTTTCCTGCAGCTCCTGTAACAGCTGATTTACAAGGTACCAACACTGAGGTTCTATTACTTGGACCTGACAATGGTGGTGCTCCATTGGGTATTCCTACAGCTCCTGTTAATGGATTGAAAGCAGCTTCTGCAAGTCTTTCTATTGGTGCTTCTGGAATTGCACAAGGTACATCTGATACAACAGACGGAAACCTACCTTTCCTCAGAGTGATCGGTACTTCATATACGCAAGCTAACTTTGCGGATGCAATGATGTATCAGGCAACTTCTGACACTACTTTCAAGGTTTACAACTTAAACGCTACCGCCAACACAACTGTGACTGGTGACGGTGTTTTCATCAGCCAAGACGATTCTGACGCTGGTCGCGCTGCATACATCGTATGTCGTGTGAACTATCTACGTCCTGCTGCTGCTGTATCTTGGAATGATGTTCAAGGTTTCATTGACTTTGCATCACAAGTAGGTGGAAACGACGAGTAAGATATAAATTACTTTTAAGAAAATTAGGCGAGTCCTTGTGGCTCGCTTTTTTCTTGTCTATATTTAAATTAATTATTAAATTGTTATGCAATTTTTAGCTTTTGTCTTAATAGTGGGTATTGCTTTTGCTTTATTTTCCATAGTTATAGATAATTCTCATCCTAATCATCCCAAGTAAAGTTGAAATCAAAGGTTGACACTGGTAAGCTAATCAGAGGTTAACAATCAAGTTATGTTGTATCAGTACAAGCCTACAGGTGGATTAGTTGAAGTTATATCCCAACATGGCGAAGGAATTATGATGTGCGTAGATGCACAAGATGAAGTTATATATGCGGATGAAGTAGATTTAATCCCTCAATTAGATGCTACTAACGAAAAAATTAGGACAGAAGAAAGACTTACAGCAGAATTAAAAGCTGAAGGAGCAAGTCCAGATAAGCCAACAACAAGAGAGACATTTCCAATAGATGTTCGTGTAAATATCAATACAGCTAGTGCTCGCCAGATTGCAGATGCTTTGCCTGGGGTAGGTTTAAAAACAGCTAGAGATATAAAAGATTTACAGACTTCATGTTCTGGAGAGCGTTTTCAAAAATTAGAGCAACTAAGGTCTATAAAACGAGTTGATTGGGATACAATTTTCAATGAAAACCTCGTGCGTGTGGACTAAAAACGTGCGTTCTTATGGTTGGAGAGGGGACGATGGGGAGAACCTATATAAAGTAAACTAGGGATAGGCTTATTTGTTATTAGTTAATGAAGCTTGATACTTTTTTGAAGTCTAAGGTTAGATGGCACTTAGGCTATAACTTAACTTCGGTGCCTGCGGGTGACCAAGGACGTCTTGAGGAAGCGTTAGATAATATTCAAGATTCCTATTGGTATGACAAAATTGTTGAACAGGTTAGTCGTTGTGACGAAGCTGAGAAACGTACTGATATGACAGGAAGTGTGAATAATGATTCAGCTCCTAAGAGTCGTATTGAAAGCATTGCTGGAGACGTTGATCGTACAATTTCAACATCTGATTTCAAAGATACACTAAAAACTTGGACACAGATTTATTTATATGAAACAGATAGATTAGCTCTTCATTTATATGTTCCAAACTACAGGAACCCAGAGCAAGCTAGATATAGATTTAACAGAGAAGGTGCAGAATTCATTCAGGCATTACCTGGCCCAGCTGATGTAGCTGTAGGTACCAGACTTGTTTTAGAAACAAATTATAGATAGCGTTTCCCCCTGTTATTCTTAGTAATAGGTCAACTAAAAATTCATGGCTATACCTTATTTTCAAGATACTATTTTCCAAACTGATAGTGCTTTATCAGCTATTGGTGTTGGTACCGCTTTACAAGTAGCTGTAAACAATACTTTTAACACGAAAGACTATACTCTTCTAGCTACTGTTGCCACCATAAATACTAATGTAAAAGTTAGTTTAGAAGGAAGTATTGATGGAACAAATTATGCTGAAATTATTTCTGAAAAGACAATAACTTCTAACGGTACTTACGCATATAACGTTGCAAATACTCCTGTTAGATGGATAAGACCAAGATTTATTTCAGAAAACGGAGGTACTGACGCAACTGTAGTTTTTAGTGTAGCTGCTTCATAAAATGTCGATACGTCCTACCACTAAATTAGGTTATAGAGAAGGAATAAGACCTCATCGTTGGAGAGTAAGACTACCTTATGAACCAGAGCGTGGCGGTGAAGAAAAGTTTCGTACATCTAGAGAGCCACGTAGGGTTGCTGGTTCTAGATTAGGAATAGATTTGAGAAGATAAATGTCACGTATAAGAATGGCTGCAGTTGGTTCTATTATTCCAGATTATATGGCTGCTCCACAAGGAGTAGGTTATTCAGATAAAGCTGTTAAACCACAAGATTTAGGAGTTTGGGAAACATTTCAAAATATGCCTACTTGGGAAACTTTTCCTGATGATTGGCCACATGTAGGTGGTTACTTTTAAATTGTAAGAAACTCTTCCGTTATAATAGGTTTTAAATCTACTAGTAAATAAACGTGTCAAGCAGTAGTTCAAATAAACAGCCATTAATGGTAGATCGTCCAGCGACAACATCTACTCTTGTTACTGTTGCGGCTGGTCAAAGTTTTAATACTAGCTATACCCCAACTGCTGTTGGTAACGCTACAAAAATTTTCGATGCAGACTCAGCATTAACAGATACAGCTATTAGTGGTGCATATATTGATGAAATTTGGTTTCAATATGCAAAACATGAAGTTGATTTTTTAGCTCCTGTTGCTGGAACACCTGGAACATATGTAGCTAATTCAACAACTTGTACAGTTACTATTGCTGGTGGTCATCATATAAAAGAAGGACAACAAGTTATGTTGGACTTCACTACATATAGTTCTGGTACTGTTCCTGTTGATAATACTTTTACTGTTTCTTCTGTAACTGCTACAACTTTTACAGTAACAATACCTTCTCAAGGAAATATCACTGGTAACGTAACTGTTTATCAACCAACTTTATTTTGTTTTTATTTAGTAAGTACTGGAACTGTTACTAATACAAACCAATTCTTCCCATTATTTACTTCGAGTATTGATTCTGTTGCGTCTAAGCAATATTACAGTTTAACTTTAAATGAAGAATTACCTTTAATTAATCATCCTGTAGTTCAAGCTGGTTCTAACTTTGGATCTGGAAATAATGAAGTAGCTCCTAAACAACGTGGTCTTATGTTAAAGAGGGGTCAAGCTTTATATGTAGCTGCTAGTGGATCTACGGCATTAACAACTGGTTTCTATTGTAATGTTCAAGGTGGTTTTTATTAAGAACAATGCCATTTGGCGTAAGGGATTTTAGTAATCCATCAAGGATAGGTTTTAATACTAAATTTTCAAGGAAACTTGAAGATGCAGATCAGTTTAATAAACCTGCAAAGTGGGAAAAAGATAGTCAACCTTTTGGTGTAAGTAGGAAGACAAAAAATTATAAACATAGTGAAATTGCTTTTTACAATACAGATTCTTTATGGTCTCGTTGGAGAAGAGGATATGAATTATATACAGCAACTCAAAGTTTTTTAGGTTCTACAGCTTCAGAAAGAGGTAAAAGAGGGGATTATCGCGTTTATTTTACTTTTCAACAGTATCCAGGTGTATTTATTCCTGCTCGAATATATACTTTTCCTTCTGTTAATCAAGAGTTAGGTGAACAATTAGTTGGTATGAGAGATACCGATGCTTTTAGTTTTTATGAGCACGGATTACCGATCTTGGCTGTTAGATACTTAGGAAATGTGGTTAGTGGAACTTATAATCAGACAGGTACTACGCTGGTAATTTCAAAGCAAGATCATGGTCTATATCCAGGAGAAAATGTCTATTTAGATATTCAATCTGGAGGAGGAGTTGATGCAACTTTAACTATTGTTAGTACAACACAAAATACATTTACAGTTACAGCTTCATCAGCAGCAAATGTTAGCGGAAATCTTAATTATTATTTATCGACTACTTTTGGGGATTCGCGTTGGACTGCTATTAGAGTTCGCATTCGCTATATCCCTACAGACGTTACTCTCTTTGCAGGGGAACGTTTAGCAGATAGGATTATTGAAAAAGATCCTGGCATTAGCTCCACCTATGTCAGAGTTGGTTCTACTGTTACAGTTACGTGTAGTTCTTCTCATGGCTTATCTACAGGAAATAAAGTATATCTTGATATAAGTACGGGAAATGTTTTATCTGGAAGATATACAATTACTGTTTTAAATACAACCAAATTTACAGTAACCACTATAGGTAGTGGTAATACAAACGGAAATTTAATTTTAAGTAGATTATTACGTGGTCGTCGTTATGACGACTATGTTGGATTTACGGTTACAAGTATAGATGCTTCAAATAATGAAATAGTTTTTCAAAGAAAAGACAGTTATGGTGCTACTACAACAAATACTATTACTAAAACAGTTGTACCTGCTCATCGTGGTTTTGAAGTTGGTAGATATTTAACAACAGAATTACGTTGGCAATGTTCTTGTCAAGATTTTTCACGTCGAGATAGTTATGATTTATACAGTGAATTAACAAAAAAACGTTTCCCTACAACATCAGTACAATCAACAAAACCAGGTAAAGTGTTGCAAAAAGATGGATCATTAAGTAATGAAAGAGATATTCCTGGTACTTTTAGAGATTTAGGGTTTGTTGTACTTAATAATTACTATGAATTACCAGATTATGAAGATACAGCTGGAAATGACGCTGCAAGTTTATTTTATTATCAATTTCGATGGTGTAAACACATTTATGCCGCCATGTTTGCCTTGAAGCATGATGAAGGCAATGATCCTATTAATTTAACGGGAGCGTATACTCAAAGTGGTCCAAATATTACTATTGATGTTGTTGGGCATAATTTAGAAGTAAATACTAAAATTCAGATAACGTTTACTAGCGGAAATGCTGTATCTGGTGAATATACAATTACATCTGTACCTACTTCAGATAGTTTTGTTGTTATATATCCTTTTAGCAACTTAACTAGTGGTTATTGCACTATTAGTAATTTAAAAAAGCATGATTATGTAGGTGCTTGGTTAAATGAACCAAATGATAAACCAATTGGAGAAGGTTTAGAGCGTTTTGAGCGTAAATTTGAGAAAGAAAAAGAAAAATTACAAGTTGCAGTAGAAACTTTATTACTTGTTAAGCAAAATACAAGTTGGAGTGGTCAAAAAGAAATTATAGGTAATCGTGGATTACCTCAATCAATTGCAGATTTTGACCCATCTTTACTTGGCATGACACTTACAGATAGTGTGAAAAGAGATGCTGATGGCAGATTAAGTAGATCAGGTAAAGCTGCAAATTTAACAAATAGGATGATTACATTGGTTAATAAATTATTTAATAAAGTACCTAATTTATTACAAGACGTTCAACTTGGTATTATTAATAAGCCTCTAGATGAATATATAGCTGAATTTGAATCAGGATTGATTGATGGTGGAGAATATATAAGTGGACAAATAACTGAAGATGTGTCTACTGTAAGTATTATTGATTCTTCAACATATTCGCCTTTAACGGATCAAGATACTGTTGTAGATGCCGATCTTTATATTAATATTTAAGTATGGCTGTACAAATTTTATCTAGGCGTTCCAGTGTATTACATGACCGTCCCTTTCCTACCCGTCTTGGCACTGCTGAGTTGGCTATTAATAATAACGCAAGCCAGCCCGGACTCTTTTTCGCTGATAATACAGCTTCTCCTTCTACAGGCTTAGTAAAAGTCGGCCCTATATCTGTAGGTACCACTGCACCTAATGTTGTGGCTGCAGGTTTTACTGGGAATAGTAAAGGTGAATCTTGGTTAGATACTAATAGTACTCACATTTTTAAGGTGTATGACGGTGCTAATTGGCAAATGATAAAAGCAGTAGCTTCAATTTCAGCAGGTTTACCAGCTAATCCAGTAGACGGACAACTGCATTACAATAAATCTACAAATAAATTAGTTATTTATGATTTAGCTACTACTAGTTGGATAAATATTGGACCTTAACTTTTAGCTAATAAGTGATCAAGTATTCTATCCAATTTTGTATGGACAGCTTGCATTTCTCTTAAAAAATCTTCTTTCAAAACATAATCATGCAATACTTCATTCTTTAGTTTATCAAGATTACTTTCTACGTTATAAAATCTTCTATCTAATTTTTTATTAAAATTTCCTAAAGCTCGTGATAAGCCAGCAAAGACACCAATGCTTCCAGAAATAATAGCAGCGATGAGTTCTATTTCCATTGTTATTTTCTTTTTCTCTATTCTAAAGGATTTTACAATTTAGAATACAAGATAATCAATGAGATTTATATGCCATCTTCATATGAGCCTAATCTAGAAGGTGCGATTGAAATTCTCGTTGACATCATGCTCGCAGAAAGTGTAACGATGGCACGAGAACCTTATCCACCTAATTTTAGAGGCTTAGTAGACGCTTTAATAGATTTAAAAGAAGGTTTTCCTACTAGGGTTACTGGCCGTCTAGAAGTTTCTTTAACTACAGGAGAAAATATTACACAAGGTGATGCACTTTATCTTGATTCAGGAACAGGTAAAGTTAAAAAAGCAGTTGGTAATGCCACAGAAGATGAGGCGACTGTAGTTGGTTTTGCAAAAGAAACAAAATTTGCAAATAATCCTTGCGATGTACAGATAGCAGGAATACTCGCTGTCTCTGGGTTAAGCCCTGGAGAACTTATGTTTTTATCTGATGCAGGTGCAGGATCTATTACAGCTACAGCACCTACAACAGCTGGTCGATTTGTTGTAAGGGTTGGTGAAGTAGCTGCTGCTAACCAATTAATTATTAGACCAGAACCTCCCATTAAACTCGCTTAAATAAATGGCAACACGTAAATCAATTACCATTATTAATGGTCTTTTTAGCGAGATAAACACCTCGTCAGATAAATTAGATTTTGCAGGAAATACAACAGCAGATTTAGCAGAAAATACGAACCTGTATTTTACTAATGCTCGTGGTCGTGGTGCTGTATCTGTAACTGACGCAGGTGGTTTAGGTAGTCTTGCATATAACTCATCAACAGGAGTTATTACATATACTGGTCCAGCTAACTCGGATGTTAGAGGATTAATTAGTGTTGCTAGTGGATCTGGACTAAGCTACAACTCATCTACTGGTGAATTAGGAACAAGTTCAATACCTAATAGTCAATTAGCTAATAGCTCAGTAACTATTGGGGGAACTTCATTAGCTTTAGGTGCTACAGCTTCAACAATTGCTGGGCTTACATCTTTAGCAGCAACTACATTAATTTCTGGTGTTGCTGATGCAGCAAACTCTATATCAATAGGCAGTGGAAATATAGTTTTTGAAGGTTCAACTGCAAATGGTTTTGAAATAACTGTTACAGCAGCGGATGCAACTGCTGACCGTACTATTACGTTTCCTAATGAAACAGGTACAGTTTTAACAACAGCGTCAAATATAAGTCCTACGGTTGATACTTTTACATTAGGAAGCACGAGCATTCAACTGGGAACTACAGCTACAACAGTTGTAGGGTTAACTGCTTTAACAGCAACTACTTTACATGCAGGAGCTGCCAATGCTGCTAATTCAGTATCAATAGGTAGTACTGGCATTGTTTTTGAAGGATCAACAGCTGATGGTCATGAGACAACAATTAGTGTTGTGGATGCAACTGCTGATAGAGCAATTAACTTCCCTAATGCAGGAGGTACTGTTGCACTACTTTCTTCTTTAAGTGTTGCAAGTGGTTCTGGACTTACATATAACTCAAGTACAGGTGCTTTTGGTACAAGTAATATTCCAAATGCACAACTACAAAATAATACAATTACTCTTGGAAGTTCTTCTGTAGCTTTAGGAGGAACCCTAACCACTCTTTCAGGAATAAGTTCTTTTAGTTGCGATACAATCACTACTAAAGACAGTGGTTTTAGAATACAAGATAACGCCGACACCTCAAAACAATTAGCTTTTGAGTGTTCTGGTATATCGGGTAGCACTACTCGAACGTTAACGGCACCCGACGATTCAGGGACAATATCCACTGAAAGTTTTGCCACCGCAATAGCAGTTGCATTAGGATAGTCTTATGTCAACCCAAGTACAATTCCGAAGAGGCACTACAGGAGAGACTGGTACTTTTACTGGTGCTGTAGGCGAAGTTACAGTTAACACCACCCTTAATACATGTGTAATTCATGATGGGACAACACCAGGTGGTTTTTCTTTATTAAGAAGTGATGGAAGTAATGCATCATTCTTAGCAGGTTCAGCAGGAGCCCCGACTTTAAGTTTTATAGGTGATTCTAATACTGGATTATTTTCTGGTGGTCCAGATCAGATAGGACTATCTACTGGAGGTAGTGCTAGGCTTACAATAGACTCATCGGGTGTTGCAACTTTTAATGGAAATGTCTCTGTTCAAGGAGATCTATCCGTAACTGGTTCATCCCCAGACAACCTCGCTCTTATTGTCGCACTAAGTTGATATGGCAAATACCTTCAAACAAGCCACTAAATCTAGCCTCGTTACAACGGTTATTAGTAACTCTGGTACGAATGTTCTTTCTGCTGGAAGCTCTTCTACGCTTATTCTTCTTAGTGCTATGGTCGCTAATAAGACATCGTCGAGCGTAAATATCGATCTTTATATAGTTCCTAATAGTGGTGATTCTGTTTATCTTTTAAAAGATGTGCCAGTTCCTGCAGGCTCTTCATTAGAACTTATTAGTGGAAGTAAAATTATTATGGAATCTAGTGATGTTTTAAGAGCTAGATGTGATACAGGAAGTGCTGCAGATCTTATTGTTAGCTACCTAGATCAGACTTAAGATTATGGCATTAACACTTATTGGCGACATTGCTTCTCTTCAAAATCAGTTTGAAGTAATTAAAGAGGAAATTGATAAACAATTTGATAAAACTATATTAAATTTAGAAGAAACAAGTTGGGCAATTATTCGTAAAAAAAGAGATTTTCTTTTAAGAACTACAGATTGGACAATGACTCCTGGTTGTACTGTAGATCAGGCAGCATGGTCATCATATAGACAATCTTTAAGAGATATACCACAAACATATCGAGTTGATGGTTATAGTGCTGTTAAATGGCCTACTGCTCCATCGACAAAAGGGCCTCATACAGACTAAGGCTGTATAAGGGCAGAATACAATAGAAGATAATAAGTTACTAAATACTAAAGATGTATATTGGGAACGATCTGCAGATTGCACATCCTAGCTATAAGATAATTGACGATATCAGTTCAAGTTTTAATGGCAGCACCACTTCATTTGCTTTACAAGTAAACGGACAAGCCCCAGTTCCATTTCCGATCAGTACACAGCAGGTAATGATATCTGTTAACGGTGTTGTTCAGGAACCAGATCCTAGTGGTAGTGCAGGTTTTAAATTATTAGGTTCAAATATAGTATTTAGTTCTGCTCCAGCTAATGGACATGCTTTCTTTGGTGTCATCAATGCAGGTGCTGATTATGTAACAGC